TCGTTCAGCCTGCGGACGGTGCCGATATCGGCGTTGTCCATGGCGCGATCGGTCGCATCCCTGGAGAGGAATTTCCTCAACCAGAGGAAGCCACCAAGCAGAATGGTGCCCGTGCCGCCCAGCCAGGTGGCGGTGCCTGGGCCGAGGTCGGTCGGGTCCATCGTTACTCCAGAAATGAAAAAGGCCCGCCGATATGGCGAGCCTTGGAATGGGTGTGATGTCTTTCCATCAGTCCGCCAGCACTGCCCCGTGTGATGGAGCGAGGGCACACTGACTGCCGGTGTTCTTTCGTAACGCGTGACTACCGGCTATACCGCGTCCAGGCTCCGCCCTAAGGCCCACCCTGACTATGGTCTACACCACAAAACTAGCACAACGCCAAATCACTGCTACCGTTCACAACCCCTAAGCAGTAAACGGATGTAGCAAGATGAGCAAAACGAGAAAGGTTGAAACAGATCGCTTTGAAGCGCTGGCCGAAGATGGCTCTAAATTCACAATCGTGGAGGTGACAAGCCAGACAGGCTTCACGCCGCTTGCTACTGGCGTTACAAAGTGGGCGGATGGACTGAAGGAGTACCAGGTAACGTCCGGCGGGTTCGCCAACAGGATCAGCGAGGCCGTGTTTCAGATAGTCAGCAATAACAAGATTGTGAAGCGAGTCTGAACACCTTGCGACAGTTGCTTCGGCGCTGTCGCTTATTCAGCGTGAAAACGAATAGCGAAAACCTCTTCACGACCTTCATCGCCAAGCCGGTATTCAGCGGTGGGCGAATCAGCAACACCAATCACGAGCACGTCGCCACCGCGCTCATCCCGGATCGCTTGCAACTGAGCAATTTTTTCATCAATGGTCAACGCCATAGCTTCCTCCAGAAACGAAAAACCCCAGCACTTGGCTGGGGCCTGAATAATCCACAAAGTATTTCTAGTAGACGTCTACGCCGCTTAAGCGTGCCTCGGCGAAGCTTTTATTCGTATCTGCTGCAAACTTGAAGTTTTCGCCTGGGCCGATGTCTTGTCCGTGAGCAAGCGTATTGCCAACTACGTTTCCTTGTTTATCGTACAGTTTGAAATTCACAAAAATATTTTTGAGGGTGGCATTAGTATTGTTGTGGGCAATACCCTGAATGCTACTTCCACCTGGAATATTCACCACTTGAATGTTTTGAACTTCTACCTTGTCATTTGCGAATACAGTTGCTGATAACAGAAGCCCGGCTAGCGCGAGAACTTTTTTCATTCCTTGACCTATCAACTATTTAAAAGTTGACTCTCGTCGATAACCGCCTTATGTGTCAACCCCGAACCCAAACAAAAAGCCCGACTCAATGGCCGGGCTTTTGCTCCAATCCCGTTAACGCGCAGGGATCAGATGATGTTGGGCAATTTCAACCATTTGCCCATTATTGTCAAGCGCCATCACACAACAGCTGTTCGCGGTCCAGAATCTCCGTAACGTGAATCACTGCCCCCTCCTGCATCGCCTCCAGGCACTTGTGAATCCCGAGCCTCCAACGGCCTCGCGTTGATGCTGGCCTAGCTTCCGTATCCCATGTGTTCATGTCGTAGAACTCTGCTGGAAGAATTGCGACGTCGCTGGATCGCTTACCCTGCACGCCCTTCATCTTTGGGATGAACCACACCGTGGTGGCCTTGTAGACGAACAGGGCAGGCGCTGGTGAGCTGATGCGGTAGACCGTCCTGGATATCGCACCAACCCGATTGCCCTTGCTGGTAGAGAACTTGCCCACCAGAAGATCCCAATGGGCCTTGCTCAACTCCCGGTGCAGCAGCGCGTGCAGGCAACAGTCGTAATCAAACTGGTCGCGCGCAGAGAGCAGAGCCCTTGACCCGCCCGTCCTCCCTCCGGAGTCGATGAGCTTTTGCCAGCTCTGCTTGGCACTGTTATCAATGTTGTCAGTCGCCAAGACGCGAACGATTGCCGACATGACGCTCTGATAAACCGTCGGGGAGAAGTCCGCCAGCAATCTGCGGGGTGCTGCTATCGCAAGCTTACTCATCGCCGCCTCCGATTGGGGTATGGGCGGTCACTTTTTCGTTATGCTTCCTCCCTTGGGATGGATACTGAGAATCGCTGAACGCCTTAATATCCGTGGCCTTTGGGGTAGTTTTCATGTTTTCGTGTCCTGCATATGTCTCGCCGAGCAAAGGGGTCAACCCGTGCTGTTCGAGGTAGTTGTGCCACGCCTCCAGTGCCTGGCGTTTCAGGCCCTCGGCGGCGGTATGGATGTAAGTCGCGTCCAGATCCTTCATGGCGTGGTTGAGCAACATCTCACCGACCATGTAGTCAACTCCCAGATCTGCCCACGCTGTGCGGGCCACCTTGCGCAGGTCGTGGCTCGACCATTCACCCTTGGCCAAGCCCGTGAACAGGGTGCTGGCCAACGTTGCGCTGATTGCTGCACCGGAGCGGCCAGGGAACAGAAACGGCCCCTGATACCCGCGGGCTTGTTGCAAGCACCGGTAACGCTCGATCAACGTGCACGCCTGCGGCGTCAGTGGCAGCGTGTGCTCCGCCTTGGTCTTGGTGTCTGCCGCCGGGATGAACCACTGTCGAGTCGTGAGGTTCACGTTTTTCCAGCGGGCCAACCGCGTCTCACCCAGCCGGGTGCCGTGGCAAAGCATCATCAGCGCGAGCATGGATTCCAGCGGTGCCCGTTCGATACGTTCGCCCAGGTCCAGCAACAGAGGCGGCAGATCATCGCTGCGCAACCGGGCCGCCTTGGGCCGGATTCGCGTCTGCACGAAGTCGGTGTACTTGAAGCTGGCCATCGGATTGGAGCCCAGCAGCGCCAGCCGGGTTGCCTGACGGAAAGCCACGGCCAGAACGCCGTACACCGAGCGCACGAAAGACAACTCGTACCGCTCCTGCAGGGGCCACATCAGCAATCTGTCCAACGCAGGGCTGGTCAGGGCTTCAAGCTCCACATCTTGGAGCCGGGGCACCAGATGACGGCGTAGCGCGGACTGGGCGCTGGCCTTGCGCTTGGATGACAAGCCACGGTCGCGGCCCATGCGATCGGCGTACCACGCCAGCACGTCGCCGACAGTGGCCCATCTGGTGGTGACCGAGTTTGCCGCCGGATCCGCAGATCGGCGGGCAAGGATGCTCGGCAGCGTGGACTGCATCAGCTTGGCGTTGATGCCAGGATAGTTGCCGGCCTTGCCCCACTTGCCGCGCACCACCACATGCCAGGAGCCTTTGGTGCGGTCGACGGTGGAATAACGGAAGTGCAGCTCAGGGTGGCGAGCATCACGCAGCGCTCGCACGTGAAGGCGTGAGGCATGCCGACGGATCTCCGCGTCTGTCATGACCACCGTGAGTGTCTTCACCAGGTCATTCATTGCCTGCCCTCCCCCGATACCCACGGTTCGCGAAGGCGCGGCCCATTTCGACCTCTTCGTCCGTGGCGTAAGAATTACCGGCAAAGTTCACAAAGCGGACGTACTGGCCCTGCTGCTGGACAAGGCAACTACCGGTTTTGGCATGGCGACACTTGCCCACAATCAGCTCTGTGACACCGTTCTGCCCTTCTTCGCTGTCTGCATCCCGGTGCACAAGAATCACCACGTCGGCGTCGGCCTCGATCTGACCCGACTCGCGCAAGTCGCTTGGGCGCGGCTTCTTGTCCGTGCGGTTGGTTGAACCACGATTGAGCTGCGCCAGCACGATCACCGGCACGCCCAACTCCTTGGCCATGTTCTTCATTGCTGTGGATATCTTGCCCAGCTCGAGCGTTCTGTTCTGTCCAGCGCCCTCGGCGGCGACCAGGCCGATGTAATCCACCACCACGATGCTGAGCCCCTCTTTGCGCTGCACCTGCCTGGCTGTCGAGCGAATGCGGGCAGCGGTCATGCCCTCTTCATCGCAGACAAACAGCTTGGCGTGGTGCAGTACGTTCACGGCGCTGGTGATCTTCGGCCAGTCTTCGTCCTGAAGCGTGTGACCTTCATCAAGGCGCGTCAGGCTTACGCCTCCCACGGATGCAATGCCGCGCGTGACAAGCTCTTCCTTGGTCATTTCCATCGAGACGATGAGACCGACACCGTTGTCGACGCATGCAATATGCTGGGCGATCTGAACGCCAAGCGTTGTTTTGCCTGAGCCCGGCAGGCCGGCGATCACGATCATGTTTTTGTTGCGAAGGCCACGGATCAGATCATCCAGATCCTTCAAGCCGCTTGAGTGCCCGAGCTGCTTTGCGCCATTGAAACGACTGTCGATGCCGTCGATTACGGGGGTCAGTACCTCGCTGTACTTGTAGTAATCCTTTCGATCGGGCGCACCCAGATCACGCAGATCCGCTGTTGCCTGCTGAGCCATCGCGATGATGTCAGCGACCGGCAAGCTTTCACTGGCCGAATCCTTGATCACTTGCGCGACCTCTACCACCCGGCGCAGCGCTGAACGTTCCAGCACGATGCGTTGATACCCGGCCCAGTTCGCCGTGCTCGGGATGTTCTTGGCGATTTCAGATGCGTAGGCCAGCGTCCGTTCACCGCTCGGCAGTTCCGGGTGCTCGATGCCCACCGTGACAACGTCCACCGGCTGGCCGGTGGCGTGCGTATCGATGATCGCCTGATACAGCGCGGCGTTGTCGTCGTAGGCGAAGTCGGCCGTCGTGATCCGGGCGGTGATAGCGTCGAATAGGGAGGCGTCCAGCAGCAGCGCGCCCAGAAGGCCATGCTCAGCCTCAAGACTGTAAAGTTCGCGGCTCATGCGGCACCTCGCGCCGAGGGCCAGCGGAACACGCAGACCAACCCGCCACGGTCACGCAGCCGATCCACGGCGCGGTCACCCATGCTCACTTTCAAATCAGTGATGCTCAGGTTGCTGACGATAATCGTCGGCTTGAGCTGCTCGTAACGCCCGTTTATCACCTCGAACAGCACCTGGCGCTCGAAGTCGGTGCCGTTCTGCAGGCCCATTTCATCGATCACCAGCAAGTGTGGCGCGATCAGATCGGCATAGACCTGCGATTCGGTCTTGATCTGCGAGCCGAAGGTTTCCTTGATGCTGCGGATGATGCTCCCGGCAGTGGCATACAGGCCGCACACGCCCTGGGCCCCGAAGTAACGGATGACCTGCTGCAGCATGGCGGTGGCAAGATGAGTCTTGCCGG